TTTTCTCCTGAATTGCAGAATTGTCATTACCGGAAATTTCCGGCTTGGATCTGCCTACCCCAACACTGGAGTCAGCAGGAATGGAAACCATGCTCACTTCGAGCGGTTTAAACATATTGACTCTGTAGAGCGGCTTGTCTTTGTAGCCGTTCTCGTCTTTCGTCATTCCTTGAATCTGATAGCCGATTGAGACGTTGCCACGAATCCCATCGACTACGTCACGATAAACTTCTTCCGCCATTGCGTTTTTGCTAAACCGGACTTGCGCTCTCAGTTTGTCGTTGTCCATATAGGCTCGTTCTACGACTCCAATTTGTTGCCTTGCGTCATGGTCCAACAACAGTGGCGCTTTGCCTGAAGACATGAATTCCATGTCAACGCTTCCGGCATTGTGTTCGAGAACTTCATAGCCAAATTCTCTTTCAACCGGATTCGTTGACGAAATGCTCATCATCACTCGACGGTCTGACTCGTCATCCATCATGCGAACGCTTCCGGTTCGGTACTGAGTTTGAACTGGTAAGTCTCTTGTCTCGACTTGTTCCACTTCTCGCTCTTCCGGCTCTTCTGCGACTTGTTCAGCCTTGGCAAACGCCACAATGTATTCGTCGTTAGTCTCTTCGACGTCAATAACGTGTCTTTCGGTCATGCTAGTTAAATCCATGTTTCTCTCGCTTTGATTCACGATTTTCTCACTCCAACTTTTGCCAGCATCCCCACTCCACAAAGCCCAGGCGATGCGTCCGTTGCTTGGATAACCTTTTTCGCCTGGTCGAAAACCTTCGGCTTTTTTGTCAACTTCATGGCGAGCGAAAAAAGATTTCATCCTCTTCACGGTTGCCAACGGTAAACTCTTGCCGTTGCTGATGTCTCTGGCGCGAGCGATTCCGACACTGGTTCCGCCTCGTCCAAATTCTCGTCTCCACTCTAGGCCACGGTTTGCCTCGGCAATCATGCCCTCGGTTGGCTTGTGGTTTTCTGCCATTACTCGACTTCTGGCTCAACTGGTCCGTGTGGACTGCCTAAAGGCTCAAAGGCTAAACTGATTCCGTAGCGTTCCGCCATTGCCTTGTCGTTCTGCATTTGCTGAAACACCTCTTCCACGTCTCTGCCGTATTGTCTGGCAACGTCATTCAGTGACTTGAAGCCATTTCTAACTGCTTCGACTTCTGCTCTGATCTCTTTTGCTGGGTCCACCCAACTGAAACCTCTGCCTCTGAATTCCAGTGTGTTGCTGAACTTGTCGTAGCGAGTGATTGGGATTGGGATTGAGCCGGAAGTCATTGCCATTTTCAGCCACTCTTGACAGATTGGCTCGCACAGGTGCTGAATCAAAAAGCTTTGAATCTGACGGTATAAATCGCGTTCTTCTAGTGCACCTTGACGAATCGACGAATACGAAACGCCTTCGAGGTTGTTTGACAGGCTGGTGTAAGAAATGCCAAGTCCACTGGCAATGCCTCGAAGCACACCTTTATGAAATTCGGCATATGCTGAAGTTGGATGGCTAGGATTCCACTCTTGAAAGCTCATTCCTGCTGGCAACTGCTGAATACTTCCAGGCTCGCCAGACATGATTTGATTGCCGTCTGCCGATTCGTCCCCAATGAAACCTTCACCATCAGGCGAAACTAAGAAGCCCATTTTTGCGGCACTGGTTCGAGCAGCAATCAGTTCTGCTTCTTCATAACCTGAGAGAATCCGCATTCGTGACATGGCTGATGCGAACCAAGTAACGCCTCTGGTTTGTTGCGCTCGGTCAGGCAAATAAATGTGCAGAATTTCCTCTGCTGGAACTCTGGTTCTTTTGTCGCTTCTTCGTTGTCCAAAGGTGTCGAACGGATGGCCTTGACCAAGCTTGAGATAGTACGCTTGCGGTGCGTCGAACTCGTCGAGTTCCACACCCATCACCACTCTTCTGCCTCTTGGCTCTGTGGTGAAATATTCTTCGTCGAGGTAATCCGGCTCTAGCACCTGAAGCGCGAGTCCATCACGCCAACGCTTCCCACGAACAAAACGAATCAGAATCTCGCCATCGCGACAAAGTCCCTGAATGACCAATCGCTGAATATCTAGCCAAGACTGACGCTGATTTGCTGAACAGGATTTGCCCCAACGTCGAAACGCTCGCTCAATGATTTCGTTCCCAGCAGCATCTAACTGTCCAACATTCGGCTCATTGAGATTTCTGGCGCGAGACTGAAGCGTGAAACCATGCTCGCCAACTACATTGCTTGACATCAGTTGCAGGTAACGTCTTGCGTAGTCATCATTGCGGCAAAGTTCTCTGGCTCTGTCTCGTAGACGTCTAAGCGAATATTGAAGTTCTGCGTCTGAGCTTGTGGTTGAGCCGACAAAATCCGCCAGGAATCTTGAACCTGCCGCGCCATCATATCGACGCTTCTTCTGCTTTGGGCTTGGATTCTCTGGTGCTGGCCTATGCACTCTATCCGTGAGCCACCACATTGCTTCTTGAATCATCCTGCCCTCCTGAACTCAACCTTCACCAGATTGCCAGGACGTTTGCCGCTTCTGACGCGAGTCAGTTGCCGCTCTTTAGTGACTTCTTGACGGTAATAGTCGCGCCATTTCATCAAATCGGTGATTGAAAGCTTCGTCAGTGAACGGTTGCCGATTGAATACTCTTCAACGTCATTGTCTGCTCTGCCTTCCAAAAGACTTTGGATTTTTTCGAGCATGATTTCAGCGTGAGTTCGCGGATCGTGGGCAACGTCCGTATCTGTCAGAACGTACCACTGTCCCTCGCCAACCTTGATTTTCTCTGAGTCAGAAGTTCGAGTAATCCAGGCTTGCCAATGGATGTGGCCTGTTGGATAGCTGGCAGTCGTAGAAGAAGAGACTTCGATGAAATACTTGGAATCTGCCTCGGTTGCAGTAATCGCAATTTCAGCAGAAGAAGAACCGTGAGAACGTCCGTAATAGGTCAGAGAGTAGCTGTCTGGTGGATAGTCAACAGCAAGGTCATCTCTTCGCCAAAGCCAGCGTTCGCCAGCTACGAGACGGTCAGGTTCAATTGTGGGATAGTTTGCGCGGTCGAATTGATTGGTTGCCATGCGCTAGAAATAGCGCAGAACTTCAAGCTTGTGGGCAGGATTGGCAGAATTGGCAGGATTGGCAGAATTGGCAGGATTTAGAGATTATTGCGTTTTGAGATAATGCAAAAAAACCTTGGCATAACTGGGAAGCCGACGTTTGCCAGTTTCCCAATCTTGCCAAGTTCGGTAGGAAACGCAGCATTTTTTGGATGCTTGAACCATTGACAGGCCCAACTCTTGTCGAGCCTTTCTGAATTCGATGCTGGTCAATATTCTTCTTCCTTTACTTGAACGACTTTGCCATTAACAACCTTGACCAACTCAATTCCAGCAAGCTGGTGGTCATCGATGTGCCACACTCCGTCTTCTTTCCAAAACTCGCAGATTTCCGCAGCAGTTTGTCCTGACTCTGCTTCCATATCTCCAAAACAGTAATTTTGGTTGATGTAGTCAATGATGATTTGTTTCTGGTTCATATTTAATCCCTCGTTTTTGGTTTTTGATTTAGATCAGCTCTATTGCTGAACTGTTGAATCTAATTTAAACGCATTGCGTGTATGCGTCAACAAAAAAAAGCACACAATGCAGATTTTTTTTATTTTATTACTAATTTAATTTTGCAAAGGCGTCTAAATAACTGGTTTGGCTTTCGATTCTCCAACTTCCACCAACTTTGTAAGCCGGAACCAATCCGGATTCACAGAATCGGTAGGCTGTTCTTTCGCTGACGTCCAACTCAGCAGCCAACTGTTTTGGTGTCAAGTATCGGTTCCTTCGGTTTCGCATACTAAAACCTTTGAATCCAAGATTGTGGTCTTCGTGCAGGTTTCAAAGTTCTTCGTCTTGGTGCTTCCGGTGATTCTGGAATCGCTGATTCCACTTTTTCGGCTATTTTAGCAGTTCTTTGTAGTCTTTTCCAATCCCGAATGTTTAGCGAACTAAGTGCTGCTAAACTATAAACTAAACAATCCAAGGCTTCATTTCGTGGTCGAATCTTGATCCATTCGCGCCTTGGAAAGCCTTTGTGGTACTTGGTGACGATTTTCTCAGCGGTTAATTGGGCAAAGTATTCTTCATCCAAGTGTTTCGGAAATCTTAGTGCTTCTGGTCCGCTGGCAATGCGAAGTCTACCAAAGATTGCTTGTTTGATCGTGTCTACCCCAACCGGAAAGAGTTTGATTCTGCCGGAGTTGTTTCTTGACGGTCTGCCGATTGGTGGCTTGCCCTCGCCACCTACACCTTTGATTGCGTAGATTCTGGAAGCGGTTCTGCTTCTGACGAATTCATAAACCGCTTGAGTGTAGTGTCCGCCTGAGTCGATACAAGCCGCTTGAACTGGCAACTCATGCCCATCGGCACAACGCCAGCGTTCTTTGAGAAGTTTGTCGAGTTGAATCCAAGTTTGCGGTGCGGCTGGATCTGAATGCAGAATCTGGTGGTCTAAGACAAAGCCTTCGTTGTCCTTGCCTGTTCCCAGAAACGTCACTTCTAATCTATCGTCTTGAACGTCCACTCCTGCCGTAATCACTAAAACTTCTGCTGGTGCTGGTGCTTTGTAGACTTCTCGCCTGTTGTAAAGTCCGTGTTCGTCAATCGTTTCGCCTTGGTCTTCCCAAGTTTCGCCTAAGCTCAGATTGACAAAGGTCTGAAGCTGCTGTGCCGAATTCTGACACTGCAAAAACTCTTGCGCCATTTCAGACAATCTTGTCCAAGGCGAATACAACGCATTTAATCGAAATCCGGCAATGCCGTTGCAATGGCGTTTAGCTTGCCAGCTTCCTGCTCGAACTGCTCTCAACCGCTCGCCTTCAGTCCAGCCTGTTTCGCATTTTTCACAATGTAGCTTTGCGTCTGAACCGTCACCTGTCCAGCGAACCGAATTCCATTGAAGTGTTTGTTCATGGTCGCAGTGTGGACATTTCACAAAATAAAATCTTTGGTCTGACTCTTCAAACCAACGCTCAATCACCGAAACGCCTTTGACGGTTGGAGTTGAAACCAAAACAATCTTGCGGTTCCAATACGTTGACGTTCTTTTCATTGCCAGCCGCAACGGATCGCCATCAATTTTTGCCGTATACGGATAACGGTCTGTTTCGTCACAAAGCAAAATACGGATTGGCCTCGAAGACAAGCCTGTTGCTGAATTTGCCCCAACGAGTGTCAACTGACCACCAGCAAAACGCTTTTGCAGGATCGTGTCTCTTTGGTTGCCTTTGCCGTCAAGCGTCAGTTGCTTCAGTTCTGGCGTATCTCGCAGCATTGGAAAGATTCGTTCCTTGCTGAATCCTTCGGCAGCGTCAACCGTAGGCTGCAAAAATAGAATTGGACTAGGATCGAAATGGATAAAATAGCCCAGAGTATTGAGCAGAATTTCAGATTTACCACACTGAGCTGAAGACATGAGAACCACAGTGTGGATGAGTGGGTCAGAGATTGCGTCCATGATGCCGCGCTGAAACTCGGCTCGTTCTGTTCGCCACTGGCCTTGCTCGGCTGAAGCTTCACCGGATAACTTGCGGTATTCATCAGCCCATTCGCTGATTGTCAGTTTTGGTGGAGGTTCAAAATACTGGAGAGATTCCTGAAGAACTTGCTGAAGAAGTGCGCTCATGCGTAGGCGTCAAGAGGAACGTCTTTGAATTCTTTTAGTGCTTCTTCCAAAGCATCTGCAATGATGCCTTTGGCTTCCGTCAGAGAGGTTGCTTGCAAAATGTCCGGTGCAAGCTTGGTGGGCATAGCGAGAACTCGAGAACGAAACGCGATAATCTGTGAAACCCAAACGTTCTTGACGTTGTCCGCTCGTAGCAGCTCACGCTCAAGCAATTTGCCTTCGAGTTCGGTTTTATTCGCCTGCGCTTTTGTCAGTCTGGTTTTTTCATACTGGAGGTCATTGCCAACTCTTTTCTTAACGTACCATTCAACGCATTTCGTCAAATCATATCGGTTTTCTTTGCCGTCCATACCCTCCAAAGGCATACCCTCATTGTGCCATTTTTGGATGGCTCGCGTGGTGACTCCAAAGGCTTCAGCAATTTCAGATTGATTGAGGACCATACATAGGAACCATAAGTTACTGTAAACTCAGTGT